AGATCTACATTAGATATGCTGTTTTTGGGTAAAGCGAAAGCAGCTTTTATGTCCAATCTGCTATTTAGATCTTCACTTCTTACTAGAATCGTTGCTGTTACTTCGTGATCAGTTTCAGTTAGTAATTTGTATAGGATATATGTAGAATCATATCCACCAGTAAAAAATAAACAAACTCTCATCTTAACTCATTTCTACCCAACCGGTCATGATATACTTAGTGTTGCTGATCGGAGGATTGCCGCGATGGGTGTGAGTGTATCCGGCTGGCCACAAGATCAATCGTCCCTCTTTAGACTTAACGCGACGAGAATAGTATAGGAATTCAGATTCTCCGCCTTCATCAACATCGTTGAGATAGAGAATAAATGTCATCATTCTACGCATGTTAGTCGGACTATCATCTTCGCAATGCCATTGATGATATCCACCACCAATCTCAGTTTTTTGCAGTTTAAGCAAACGAATTGTATGATGACTTAGCGTGGTTAGGATACTGAACTTATCAGAGTAGATTGGGTATATTATATCCCAGAATTTTCTATTGAATTCATAACAAGGCTCCATGTCAGAAACGTCCATCTCGGTGCGCGAAAGTATCGATGACCAATACAACTGATCATCAGATTTTTCGTGCTTCTTGTTTCCTTGTGCTTGCCTATTAACAGTAAATCCATTTTTCTCAAATCTATTAAAGCAATCAATAGTCCTGCGACATTCTTCTGAAGAAAAGAAATTGTCATAGGTCATTACGAAATCGTCTATTGTATAACTCATGATGCTAATAGCTCCTTCATTCTGTCGGCTGCATAACTTGCAGCAAATGCTTTTGGTTTAATCATAGGAGTAACATTGCATGTTCCGCGAATGTAGCCAACCGCTTGCTGAACAACACAAGAACTTCCGTGAACTATATTTGGATTGATATCTAGATGTACTTCTGCGTGACGATCGCCAATAGATTCTGCGAGATCCATATAAAGCTGTGCAGCCTTATACACTTCGTTCATTAGCCTATATGCTGGGCGATCCTTACGCTGATCGTAATCGCGCTCTCTGGATACGGATCCAAAAACTTTGCATCCACGAGACCCGTCATAGTGTACCACGACGGCGAGAGTGTAGTCTGCATACCAAAGTTCATCTTTACCTCTATAGCGTTCAGAATCTGCACCAATGTAAACACAAGTTGTTTCAGAGCAATTCATAATAAACTCGCGCACTTCATCAAGATCCATATTGTTCATAACTTTATTTATGGGAGATATATTTTGTGTTAAATTTTCAAATCAAATGATAGTCAACAATAATGATACTACTATAAAAACAAATAATACGAAGGCTCCTACTATTTTTCCTACAAAAGAAATAACTTCGAACAATTCTTCTTGACGTTTTTGTTCTTCTTCTTCCAAACGACGTTGTTTTTTTCGCATTTCTATAACCATAGATCTGACTGAATCCCATCCAGCTAATCCGTGTTCTGTTATAAACTGCATTTCAATATCGTGCATCATCTTCATAGCTTCAGCTTTTGCTGCATAAGCTTCCATTGCGACTTGCTCTAGCGTTTTACCGCTCATCAATCCAGCTTTAGGATCGGCTGCAATTTGTGTTAGTTGTCCTACCGCTTTCCAAAGGCCAGCTAAATCTTTAGCCATGCCTTGCATCTCTTTACCGACAGCAATACCAGCTTTGATGGCAGAATAACTGGTCTTAGCTAAAGCTAAGATAGTAATCGGATCCATATATTTCTCCTGATTAATTAAATACTATGAAATAATTAATTCAGGAAAATTCAGTCAACTCACTATCATTATTTATAAGTTTTTATGAAATTCCAAATCGACAACGGTATTTTTACTAAAATAAACCATATCAACGACAAAATGTATATTGCAAATAACAAACCTATCATAGATATGGCAAAAGTTAGCGCAATGTTTTGTATCATATGTTTTTTCCGATTGGTGCCCACGGTCGGACTCGAACCGACACTGTGGAGATTTTAAGTCTCCTGCCTCTGCCATTGGGCTACGAGGGCGATTGGTGGAAGAGGTAGGATTCGAACCCACGGTACGCTACTAACGCACGCTTGTTTTCAAGACAAGTACAATAAACCGGACTCTGTCACTCTTCCTAATAATTGCCGATGTTGGTGTTCAGCCAACTTCCCTGCTGCTCGGCCACAGCGCCCTCGGTCCATGCGAGGCTGCATTGGTTAGATGCAACCCGGAGGCGTGGGTAACTCGGAGCATATGAGTAACCATTCTCACACGCCTGATCCAACTGTTAGTCCCACGGCGCACTCTTAATTATCTTCAGACCTATTGTATTGTTTGCGCCACAACCACGAACTAAAGTCAAGCGTAGCACCTTCTAACCAACTGATCAACCAACTGTTCCATAACCAATGATCATATCTGTTCATAGTGATAATCCTTTAAAAATGGCACCAGATGAGAGAGTCGAACTCTCGCCTGCGGTTTTGGAGACCGCCGTGCTACCGTAACACTTATCTGATAATCTTTACTTATTGTCTAATCGATATTCTAGAATCGCAATTTTCTTGTCTAACTCACCAAACAACTTTTGCACTTCCATTCTGATAGCGGCTCTGGCATTAGCGGCATCAGCTGTCATATCAAGAGCCGTCTTCTGGTTCATAGCTAAACTCTTTTCACGATCCAATGTCATAGCTGCACGGGCAAGTGCAGAATCTCTTTCAACTTTTCCAATTTGATCGCTCAAACTTTCTCTGATCTGAGCCATGTCAATCGTAGTACCTTGAGGAGGTATTGCTTTGTTATCGGAGTTGACGACAATAGCAATTTTTGATTTTAGACTAATGATCTCGTTCTTCGAATCGCTCAAAGCTGACATCAAGTACACTACACAGGAAAAGAGAATTGGTATACCAGCAAATACTAGCTTCTCAACCAATCCACTCTTCCCAGAACTTGCTGCCATCTGTTCAGATAGTTGTGTCAATTTTTTATCTTCTTCAGCCATTTAATTTCTCCATGTTTATCAGTTTATGTAAGCATGAAGAAAAGATCAATTCAGTCGCTTATTTATTCATTCTTTTTTGATGATCAGGGAACTTATTTCCGTAGACGTCTTCTCCGTCAAAGTATCGACGACCAGCTTGATGCGATCGCTCTTTGTCTGGTCCACTCCGTTCTTCTCCGAATGCGCGCGAGCATTGTTGCTCATCTGCAATTTCTTCTTCAGTCAGATATCCCTTAGCATTTACCATATCAAATGAATCGACATAGTATCTAGGTGTAGGAATGAAACAACCAATCCAATCGCCCTTATTAACAGTAACCCAATAGTTAGATCGAGTGATCTTAAGATTGAATGTAAAATCTCGACGTAAATTGTCACACTCGATGATACCCGTCATATGACCCAATCCATCAATAAAATAATTCGGAGGATTTATAGTCATAAGATTAACGTTCTCCGGCGTTCTGAGAACGAAGCTATTCTGTACAGTTATGATGCCAAGACCAAAATGCGACTTAACGATTTGTCCCGCGCCCTTAGTCTCTTCGCGCATGATGATACGGGTAGCGTCTTTTCCTTGTCCGCCGTCCCAGAATGCGTCAAATGAATGTTGTGACTTGACAACATATCCATATTGATTTCCGATGACTAGAGGCAAGCAGAGATATGCGTGATCACTGAACCAATCACGACGTTTCTGCCCGCGCAAAGACATATACTGAGCTTCACAAGGATAGTCGATCCCATCAGAATGCGGAATAGCAACAATCTTGTTCGGATCTTTCACTAACGCCATGCCGAGATTGCTTTCTCTTGATTGTATGTATAAAACGATGCTATCGTGTATCGTACACCTTCGGGAACTTCGCGGACTCCGTGAAGGAATTCCAGAGTCCCAGGAAATATCGCGAGCGATCCCTTTGTAGGTTTCCACTCAATCTTTTTATTAGGCCAATGAATCTGTCCGCCTTCAAAATTGTCATTCAGATATATGACGGAAGCAAAATCTCGCCAAGGAAATGGATGAGGCTTACCATTGGGTTCTTCTCTATCAGCATGCGGATGCAGCTCATATCCTCGCATCCAACGAACTATCTGCAGTGTGTCTGGAACCAGCGGTCTTTTATCTTTAGCTAGAGCATGTATCACACAGCCAACGTCGCGACTGATTGTCACGATATTATTTCTCAGAGGCGCATCGTCTACTTTATGATAATCAATAACTCTCTTAGACCAAAAATCATTATTCTGCCCGGAGTTATCGAATAGGTTCAAATTCTTTTCCGTATAAGCTATGATAGCGTCACACTCATCATATGTCAAGAAGTTTTCTTGAATATACGGATATTTCAATGGATCATAATATGACATATACATTTCCTAATCTGCTGGTTACTGCCATCCAGCGTCACCTTTTCGCGTGACAGATTCTTGGGAGAAGACGGATGAATCAAGACGAACTCCAGTCGTCGCCTGACTATATCCAGCAATAAACATTCATCCAATTCACTGCTAGTGTTCTACGGATCCCGTCCCGTAGAATAGACATCTTTATTTATTATGTGGCAGGTGAGGTATCCGTCCAACGGTTCAAAATGTTTCTGGACTTCCCATTCTCCTTTTATCGGATGATCAAACCGACCCTCAGTGACACAACTAGTATACATCACGTTTTGGTGCTTTTCTTACCACAAACTTTGGTGCCGCACGGAAGAATCGAACTCCCATCAGAGGATTACAAAACCACTGTAATGCCATTATACTAGTGCGGCAAAATTGGAGGTCCGTTAGCTGATAGATCCCCGAATTAAAGGTTGGAACCAATAACCCCAGATCATCTTGAACCCCGAAGACTTATTAATCGCGACGGACCAAGCGCGATAGAAAGCTAACCATGACTCTCTTCGGATCTATTTCGCGATCACCCGTTTTTGGTGCGGGATGAGAGGGTCGAACTCCCGACATTCTGCGTGTAAAGCAGACGCTACTACCACTGAGCTAATCCCGCATATATGGCTCCCCGACCAGGGCTCGAACCTGGGACAATTCGATTAACAGTCGAATGCTCTACCAGCTGAGCTATCGGGAAAAATTTCTATTTTATTATTGTACTATATATATCATTTTTTGTCAAGATCATTATTCATCGAACGGAGAATTTAATCTTACTGATCCGTGGATTGAATCGCGGATCGAATCGACTGTGACTTCTCCGCGCCCATGAAAACCAAAGACGTTTGAAATGATCAAGGTATCTTTTGGCACAATCATTGGGCTGGCACTAAGATTCATGGCTTCCATTTCATTCGGAAAAATTCTCAACGATCCTTCCGCATGACCATATGTACGTTCTAGCTCGATAGTCTTATCATAATAACGCATATATGCAGACTGCATCCAAGTCAATCGAGCTTCGTTCATTATATGTGACTTGGGTGAGATTGTAAAGGGACCGTTCTCGATCCTGACTTCTTTAGGGAAATACCAGAACTTCAGCGCATCATAATAGGTATCGAAGTGCATAATCT